GGCAAACCTCTAACAAGCCGCTCGTTGTACTGGCTGTACTTCCAATTGGCCACGACCTATGGGCTTGACAAGGCCACGATGGACGAAAGGCAGCAGTGGGCTGAGGCCAACACTGAGCTCTTCAGCCGAATTGCCCAGAACCCCATCGGTGAGATCAGCCAATGGGAGGGGACCAGTGAGCCCTTCCTTTTCTTGGCTGCCTGCGAGGAATACCACGCTTTAGTGGTTGCCAAAACCAGGAAGCTGTGTCACCTGCCCATTGCGGTTGACGCAACCTGCTCAGGCCTGCAGGTCTTGGCTGGACTAAGCCACGACAAGAGCACTGCTGCTCTGGTCAACGTGTTTCCAGGGGACAAGCCAAACGATGCTTACAAAGCCGTAGCCAACGAGGTCAACCCCCAGTTGCCAAAGGAGTGGGACTTCGAGCTCAGCAGGTCTGATGTCAAGCGGGTGGTCATGACCATCCCTTACAACGCCAAGACCCTGAGCAACCGGAGCTACATCCGTGATGCCCTAACCAAACGGGGTATCGAGCTAGCTCCTGAGCAGCTCAGTGAGCTAGTACGGCTGACCCGTGGGGCGATGAAGAAGATCGTTCCAGGGCCCATGCAGGTCATGGAATGGCTGAACCGAGAGATCGGGGGGGCCATCAAGCGAGGTCTCCCTCACATCGAATGGACCACGCCTAGCGGCTTTGTCGTGAAGCAGGACCTACGGCATGTGGAGACAGAGACGATCCAGAGCCACCTGATGGGCAAGATCAAGCTGAAGATTGGCACCTCCTTGGGGGAGCCTGACCTCAAGCACCATAAGAACGCAGGAGCACCCAACCTGATCCACAGCTTGGATGCCTCAATCCTGCATCTGGGTTTGGTCAGTTTTGATGCGCCGTTCACTGTCATCCATGACTCAGTGCTCTGCCTGGGTCAGGACATGGACCAACTGAACAGGGCTGTCAGGAAGGCCTACGCCACCTGCTTTACCGAGTTCAGCCCCTTGCATGACCTGGCCGAGGGGATCGGGGCTTTGACCTCGCCGCCGATGGTCTACGACTTTGACCCTGCCTCCGTGGAGGGCTCTTCTTATTTCTTCTGTTGATTCCACTTGACCAACTATGCCCAAGCTAGACCCCAATGCCACACTGGTCGAACGTATCCAGTACTACGTTCAGACCATGCAGATCGACAAAGGTAAAGCCCTGGCCCAGCTTGGGGACTACCTGGAAGAGTGCTATCTCTGGGATGTATCATTTGAGGATGAGGCCGCCTAACAAGCCTCAGTCCCACATGGCCAGCCATGACCGACCGCAAACCCGTCCTCTCCAGCGAGCTTCTCTACCGGGCTTACCTGGTTGTGGAGGTACTCCGCTCCACTGGTGAGCGTGAGTTCCCGATGCAGTTGGCCTCCACCTTTCTCTGGATCGCAGCCCACAACGGCTGTCGTCAAGAGGATGTGATTGAGGCCACCAGTATGAGTGCCAGCTCTGTGTCGCGCAATGTGACCTGGCTGGGCCCTCAACATCGCTTAGGGAAGGAAGGTCTGAAGCTGGTCAGGCGGGAGCGTGATCCTTTGGACGCCAAGCGGTGGAGACTCTTCCTCACACCAAAAGGAGTTCAGTTCATGCGGTTGATTGAAAAACAACTGGAGGGTCCACTTCCATGACTACAAAAGTCAAAACCTGGGGCCAAGCCCTGGACTACACCTGGAGAGTTAGATGGAAACGTCTTCCATCGGCAAAGACCAACAGGATCAATGCCGACCACATCTCCACCTATGCGGGTCTATCACTTCCACTCAGCCGTATGGCCAAGGCCGGATGGTGGATGGAAATGATTGCCGATCTGCAGGATGACCACCCGCAATGGTCCACATCGACCGTGAACCGGGTGGTTTCAGCAGGGACCACTGTCCTGAAGGTGACCAGCCAAGCTGGATTGCACTCAGTTGAATGTCCCAGCTTCAAGCGCCTGCGCGAGGGGGAGGTACGGATGACGTACTTCACCAAGGAGCAGGTGGATCGGATGGCCTTTGTGTCTAAGGACATCTTTGAACGAGATGACCTGGCCGATGCCATCACATTCAGCGCCTACACAGGCGTTCGGCAGGGCGAGTTAATGGCTTTGAAGTCAGAAGACATCGACCTTTCCCTTGAGACCATTTGGGTCGGGGGGAAACCAGGCCGAGAAACCAAGGGCCGCAATGTCAGAGCGGTTCCTATCCATCCCAAGGTTGAAGCCATCCTTCAGCGCCGCTTGGATCGGTCCTATCTCTTTCGAGATGACTTCTCCAACAAAGATCAGCTCTATCGAGCGTTCAAAAAGGTGCGGGATTTTTGTGGCATCTCAGATGACCACGTGTGGCATAGCCTTCGCCACAGCTTTGGGACCTTCTTGGGTGAGGTCACTCATCCCAGGCAGATCATGGCCTTGATGGGGCATCGCAACATCGAGACCAGCCTTCGATACGTGAAGGCAACCGACGCAGCCCTCAAATCAGCTATCGCTTGTATCTGAGGGATGCGGACGGAGAGACTTGAACTCTCACAGTGTTGCCACCACAGGTACCTGAAACCTGCGCGTCTACCAATTCCGCCACGTCCGCGTGACCTAGAGAGCCTACCACCAGGCTCCGACAGGAGCGCATTAGATTTCCCGGAACTGATGTACTATGCAGGACTACAGGCCTTGGTACAACTGCTGTTTCGAGCAAGTCAAAAATCGAGCCTAACAAGCCTCATGTCCGAAAACCCTTGCAATAACAGGGATCTAGGTACGGTGCGCTAGTTTCAGGTTCGGCTGAGTGCAAGTGACACTCCGACCACGGGGCCTCGCAAGGGGCCCTTTCTTATTGCGTTCTCATCGATTCCACTTGGCAAACCATGAAATCCCAGGATCTAACGCAGGCCGAGGTTGAACAATTGGACCCCAATGACTACTCCAATTATTTGGCTTACGGGCCCTCATTGCAGCCCGAACTGAGCGACGAGGAGGACGAGGAGTACCTCAAGAGCTACCGACAATTTGACCTGTGAATCACATCCAGCTCAGCGGCACGGTCACCCTGGCCGAGCTGCAACAGGAGATCGACCGCATCGAAGCCCAACTCGAAACGCTGCCGATCCGCTATCCCGAGCCCACCCACTGGTCCACATTCCATGAAGAAGAAGAGTTCACCGACGAAGACCACAGCCCGGCGTGAGCACGTCCCCGGCCCGCCCAAACGCACCCACCAGGGCACCGGGTTGCACAGCCTGCCCAAGCGCGGATCGAAGCCGTACCGGGGCCAAGGGCGCTGAGTTTACGATTCCACTACCACAACCAAACCATCTAATCGACCATGAAAAACCGCTACGTCTTTGACGCTGTGCTGGACGGCTACATCAACGTGTATGAAGATTCCGGCAAGTACAACAACCGGAGCTTCTCCTTTCGGCTACCAGCGGACGTGCTGGAGCAGGCCGAAGCGGACCGCGAAGAGCTGCTGACCTGGGCCAAGTCCAAGGTGGACAACCCCAAGCGGGTGGCCATCAACCCCGCCAAGTGGGATGAGGAGGGCCTGGTCAAGTACAGCTACGGGGGCGAGACCAACCGGGTGGAGCCCGTGTTCGTCGATTCCGCCGGGGATCCGGTGGAGCAGTCCGTGCTCCGGGATGTGCGCAAGGGGACCAAGGTCCGCCTGATCGTGCAGCAATCCCCTTACACCAAGCCGTCGTTGGGGACCACCCTCAAGGTGCTGGGCGTCCAGATCATCGAGCTGGTCACCGGCAGCGGCGCCATCGACTCGGGCACCTTGAGCGCTGAAGACGTGTCTTCGATCTTTGGGGAGGTCAAGGGCTACCGAGCCAGCTCCCCGGCGGTGCGCCGTGTGGAGAGCGAAGCAGAAAGCTACGACTTCTGATGGCTGATCTCCGCTCCGGCCTGGAGGAGCGGGTATCTAAATACTTCGAGAAGTTAAACGTTCCCTACCTCTATGAGGCAGAGAAGTTCAGCTATACCCTTGAGTCCAAATACACACCGGATTTCTTTCTGACCAATGGCGTGATCCTTGAATGCAAGGGTTTTTTTAAGCCATCAGACAGACGGAAGATGCTGGCCGTAAAAGCTCAACACCCGGAACTAGATATCCGCTTCATATTTCAGCGCAACAACACACTAACCAAAAGCAGCAAAAGCACCTATGGGGACTGGTGCAACAAGCATGGGTTCCCCTGGTGCCTCTATCCCGACATCCCACAAACCTGGCTAACCAATGACCTACAAAGGACCTCAGTTCGGAACAGTTGAATACTACGAGGAACACTTCAGCGACGTTCTTTGTGACGTTGGCGATACCCCGGCATCAGAAACCAATGACTACAGCGCGAACTGTCTGCGGGGCCTGGTAAATGCCTTGAAAGGCTGGAAGAACTACCACAACCAAGCGGCTGAGCGGTACAAGCAATTCAGCCAAGACCTGTACACCCTTACCCAAGAGAACTGATGACTGATTCCGTTGACGCTCTGTTTGTACGCATCGACCAACTGGTAGAACAGTTTGAGGATGAGGGTATTCCCTACGAAGTGATTGTAGGGGTTCTGCGTGACTATGTAGAACTCTCGGATGAATACCTCCTCAAGTGAATCAGAGTTTGTAAGACACGAACCCTGCTCCCACTGCGGCAGCTCAGATGCCATGTCCCGCTACACCGACGGGCATGGCTTCTGTTTTTCGTGCCGCAGCTACGAACCAGGCACTGGTGAACAGATCAGCCACCAATCCACCAAACACACAATGCACTATGAGGGTGAGATCGCAGCGATTAGGTCGCGCAAGATTACTGAAGAGACTTGCCGTAAATTTAACGTGCGTGTTGATTCGGGTCCTGTTCTTCGTTTCCCTTACTACAGCTCAGCTCGGGCTGTTGTTGGTTACAAAGAGCGTGATCAGAAAAAGACCTTTCGCTGGGTCGGTACTAACACTGAACATCAGCTATTCGGGCAACAGCTCTGGGG